TCTGGATAGCGATGATATACATAGGTCATTATTTGTTCATCGGAATGGCATACTCCATTTAGAAGTTTCTCATGAAAAATAGACTGAATAGCATTAAACCATCGATTCATATAAGTTGCTTCTACTGTAAAACACGTTGCTGCTAGGCCACACGGACCCCCCTCTCGCAAAAAGGCTTTCATTGATTGAAGTTCCTGCGCACCACGAAAATGGATATAGCATAGAGTTACACGTGGCCTTGGATTCTCCAATAATTTTGGCACATATTCTGTAAACTTACGAAGAATATGACTACCGCCAAAATCTACCCAGGCATAGAAATCACTTTGATAGGGATTTAGCTGTTTTGCAATATACAGTGCATTTGTCTTGAAAGTTGTCAAAATACAATAGGAGGCTGTATTACGACTATTGACATAATGCGCCAGGCCCTTACGATTCTCAAGAATAATATCAATATTCTCCTTATAAAAATCATACTCTGTGATATTCTTTACAACATAGGTAGATAGGCTTTCATCGGGCACTGCAGCTAATCGAATGGCTTTAATAAGGGGTAGTGTAGTTTCATCACAGAAGATGACCATCGGATAGGCGAGGGATAGAGTGGCCTTTCCGTGTTCCATATAAAAGGAGGGATCTCGCACCTGTCCATTTCTATCCTTGACCTTTGTCAGATCAAAATACATTGTAACAGCTGTGGTTTTATGGGGCATTTAATGTATTAATAGTGCGTATGTTTAGGTTCCTTTGCAAACTTTAAACACTGTAGTGTTTAAAGTTTGATAATAGTTTGCAAACTTTAAACACAACAGTGTTTAAAGTTTATAATAACATACATTTCTCATATCCGAGTGTTATAGTGGAATGGACTACATACAATCCACAGGTGTGATGCTATATATGTTATACGTATATATCATATAATTAGCGTGTTTAAAATTGGTTAGAGAGTCCTATTTAAAGGCCACGGGGAAAGCCAACAAGGTTGGCGCCGATACCGAAGGAGGCGCCCTGGCGTGCCGTAACGCCCATAGAGGGGCTGACAGCGTCAAGGATGGCAAAGACAACCGCGGCGAGGACTGCAAGGGTCGCGACCTCATCCATAGGGAGTGTCTTGCGGGGGATGAGGAGGGCTGCGGCGGCGACCACTAAGCCCTCAATGAGATACTTGATCACGCGATTGACAATTTCTGCAACACCGTAGTCCATTTATATACTTGTATCTCAGGAAAAAAACCGCGAAGTATTTTGATATGCGGTCTAAAGGCTATATAAGATTCTCCGGAAGAGAAGACAATGTCAGCACCCACCGAAGATTATTTGGACGAGGACGAAGTCATTGCAGGACAGAAGTATGCTCTTGTAAGTTTCTTGAGCCCTGAGAATGTCCTGGACAAAAAGGAACTCTTCTTTTTTGAACGCTTCTTGCAGTCCTATGAAGTTGATTTTAAGGTCAAGGGGCTTGAGGCCTTCCTAGCCGAGCGGGTCAATGCCATTAACCGGGACCTTGATGAGAAGGCCAATGCATTGGACAAGGACGGAAAGGGTGATGTGGCGGATCTGTGCCGTAAGAATCGTATTCCTATTGACACTGTAATGGAAGAGTATCAGAGCTTTGTTCGCAAGCAGCAGAAGGATATCAATAAGACCAAGATTCAGGCTGCGTGGGAGGACTTTTTGTTCAAGGAGCAGGCAAAGCTGGAGGAAGAGTTTCACGCCAAGAACAACTTCCGTACCTCTATTCGTGGATTCAAGGTTCGTGCCGTAGCACGGGATGAGAAGGAGGCGGAGGTTCGGGCTAAGAAGCTTCAGAAGAACGACAAGTATCACAATATCTATTGCTCGGAGATTGGCAAGTGGACGCCATGGGACCCGAAGCCTCATCTGGTAGCCGACCAGGAGTATGCTCAGGAGGAGCTCAATAACTTGATGAAGAAGTATAAGGAGAATGAGGATAACAAGGCAACCTTTTTCAACGAACAGAAGAAGTCGGGTAATAAGCCGGCCGAGAAGAAGCTCTTTGGTCCTGCCACAGAATCGGCGCCCGTTGCAACCATCAGTAGGGTAGAGGAAGCAGTGAATGAGGTTGTTACAGAGGACAATAAGAATACTCTCTTTGGTGCAGTAGGTGATCTTGTCCTGGAGCGCAAGATGAAGGAACAGAAGGAAAAGGAGCCTGAGCCTTCCTCTGGATCCCCTCCTACCACCGAGTAATTCGAATCTCAACACGAGTGCTAATACCGTTAAGAATCTAATTACGCCCCTCCCTTAGGGAGGGGCGTAATTAGATTCTTAACACTAGTGCTAATATAAAATTAAGCCCCCACCCATAATGGGTGGGGGCTTAATTTTATATTAGGTGGTATGTATAAATGCAACCTCTTATGAATAGTAACCGACATCGGGGACCTGTCCAGGAACTGTCTTCTTTACGCACTGCTGCTTTACACCATCGCAGAACTCTCCTGCAGGGCAAGGCTGACCATTTCCGTTGGGTGAATTGCACAGATATGCCGTATATTTATCTTGGACAGGGGTCTGATTGGACGATGTGATACCACTCAGATCCGTAAATCCGCTTGTAATACGGAATAAATAACGCAAAATAACTGTGGAAAGCGCAACAACAACTATAAGCACTATAAAGAGGGCCACAACTCCCATATTCTTTGATTTTACACCCTTTGCCATTCTACCATTAAGACTGAAATTAATCCCCTATCAGCAGACTTTATGATGCAGACCCTATGATGCAGACTAGTCTGCATCATTCGTGTGTTGATAGGGGATTGCAATCCCCTATCAGCAGACTTTATGATGTGGATTAATCCACATCATTCGTATATCTCTTTGGTCGAATTGGCAAAGATGTAATAGGCGGCAATTGCGTTGGCATATCCGATTTTAAAAATCCATTTACACACCGGATACCTGGGCGATCACTGAACGCAAAGGCTCCATTGGAGCCCACATAGCGTTGATCGGGTCCACAGCCTCCTGCATCAACAAACCCCTCATCGGGCACAGCCTGATTATACACTATGACAGCCATTACAACCGCTATAATAACGCATAGGGATCCCATCGTTAATCGTAATTCAACAGGACTATACTTCATTCCCCTCTAGTCTAGACGGTCTTTTTTACCTGAATCGTAGGTCCTCGCAGTTTCCGCATAGCACTCGGATCATATGCATTCTCCTCCTCCTTCTCCTTATACATAGCTGCTGAGTGAGCCCAGAATTCAGGCGCTCCAATGCGAAAATCACCGTGCATTTCCGCCTTGTACCAGAAAATGGCATCCTCCAGCTTGTTAGACTGAGTATTGTTATTGATGACCAGACATTCATAGTTCTGTGTGCACTGATCCATTATTTGGCAGAAGAACTCAAAGGACGGAAAAGCAGATCCATAGTTCTCATAAATACGCTTTCGGTTAGACATATAGGGCTCCCTCAGAATAAAGACATAGTCTACGTTTGTACGCAGAGACGGCTGAATGCCGAGAGGGAACTGCATTGTAATAAGGAAGAACACCTTGAGCCAACGACCGTTCATAAAGAGATAGCGAATGTTCTTATCGTGAGTCCACGAATCATCGTACATGCAGTCATCGAGAATCAAGAACGACCTCGGATCCAACTTGGAGGCCACCCCCCGATCCTGGTCCTGCATAATTTTCTGCATCACAAGTTTTTGCCTCTTCACAAAATTGGCCAAAATCACAGCATTGTATTCACCGTGAATAAAGATGGGCGGAATCATCTTCTTGAAGAAGCCGTTGGACTCCTCTGTACCCGAAATGACAGTACCAAGCGGCATATTCTGATGGTGAAAGAGGAGGTCTTTGACTAAAGTGGACTTGCCCGTGCGGCGGCGGCCGATAAAGATTGCAACCGCATCTTGGGGAATGTCCTTCATTTGAAACTTCCGGAGATTCACATTCATTGCGGCGGCCATTTATGGAGCACCCGAAAATAAGAAATGCGTCCTGGACTCCAAATGCATTTTAAGTCGAAGCAAAAGAGCGATATGAAGAAGGCCACCTCCTCCCTTCTCACACATCCTTGTCGCATTGAACCCATTTCAGAGAATGATATTGCAACATTTCCCCATTTTGAACACTTACAGCGGTATCATCCTGGTCTTGAGGTATTTCCTTTGCCCGAGGGCCGAGATAGGCGCCTGGCCTCCCTTGAACACCCTTTTCGTGTTACAGAATGGCTCAAGCCAGACGAAGAAGAACCTCGGATCTATACGGTGAAACTTCAAGATGCCTCAGGGATTCAGACAGAAGGCAAGGCCTTCTTGAAGGTGGTGCATCTTCTGGATCCTATTGCTCTGTTACAGAATGAATATATGGTACCGGCCCATCCTCTTTTACCCCTTGGAGAACAGACGTGGAAGAAGACATTTGAGAAGCTTCACAGTCCTTCCAATCAGGCCTATGTGGATGCTGTTGCAAACTATATCATTGGACAGATGCGTCATAAGGGCTATACGCCTCACGCAGCAAATTCCTATGGGTCCTTTACGGGAATAGCAAAGACCTACAAGTTTCGTATCACAGATGAATACAATAGCTATCGGCAGTGTCGGTGGTTCTGGAAGGGCCTAAAGACGCATGAGGCCTCCCTGCACATTGACTCGGAATCCCAACCGGTCTGCCCCTTTGATGATCTGGATACAGTCTCCGTTGCAAAAACAGTGGAGCTGGCTCTTGATACAGTGGATGTGGTCGAAGATAGGGGATCTGTGCACTCCTTTACGTTTGATGAGGAGGAAGCCGAGCCTCTTGTGAGCTCTGTTCCTACAGAGGAGAGTCCGTCAAATGATGAAGAGGAGGAGACCTGTTCATCAATCACTGAATCTACTGAATGTCCTGATGTGAATCTGAACATTCCCTCGATGCCTGTGGTCATTATTTGCCAGGAGGCCCAGGAGGGTACAATGGATGATCTTCTGGAACTCGAAGAGATTCAGGATCTCCTGAATCCTGCTACAACCATTCAGGAAGGAACCAAAGAATGGGATACGATGTGGTTGGCGTGGCTGTTCCAAGTTGTGACGGTTCTGTCCTTTTTACAGAAGCAGATCTCTTTTACGCACAATGATCTGCATACTAATAATGTGCTTTGGCGCACAACAAAGGAGCCCTTCTTGTATTATCGGGCGGGAGATAACACTACGTGGCGTGTACCGACCTATGGGCGCATCTTTTCTTTAATCGATTTTGGCAGAGCTATTTTCAAGATTCAGGATCATCTCTGGCTATCCGATGATCACTGGCCTAATAATGATGCAGGAGGTCAATACAACTTTGGCCCCTTCTATTCTATTGAGAAACCCAAGGTTGTTCCAAATCCCTCCTTTGATTT